CTTGTAGATATTGAATATGAAGATTTGAACCCCATCCCGCTCACAGAGGAGATACTTTTGAAGTGTGGGTTTGATTCGACTGACCCAATTCTATTTGGTAATTCTGATGGTGACAGATTTTATATGTCTGATACGCCTACAAAATACCTCCACCAACTCCAAAACTTATATTTTGCGTTGACCGGCGAAGAACTAAACGTAACATTATGAATGAAAAAGTTTGGCAATTAAAAAAGGAGTTATCAATAGTTAAAAGAATAACCGATACGGCAAACTTCATTGTTAGTAGTCGTCCATTGCAATGGATAAGCCTATCAAGGAACATAAGAAGGAGCAACCGCAAAAGCAAGACACATTTTAAAAAATGACAAAGAAAAACACATACATACGCAAAATAGATAATGACGAATGTTTTATTATTCGATGCAAAAAGGTAGTGTATGACTTTATGAATAGCGGTGTGTGTGATTCGCCAATAATTAATGTATCCGTACTTTATGATGCGGATGATATGGTTATGAATAGATGGACGATAATTATTACATGGTAGCCAATTAACAAAAAAAAGTTAGTCTAATCTAACAAAATAGTTTGATTTATTAAAAAACCTTTACATTTGTGAAGGATTTTTTATTTTAAACCAGCCTTTATCCGATAAATAGCGTTGTAAAACAGCCATGAGGGTAAAGGTTCAAGCGAAAAGGTTGAAAGAGAACCGTAATATACTTTTAAAGTTAGGCGATGCCTACGATGCTTTTCGTGGTGTTTCAAAGACATTTTCACCATCTAATGCTAATATCCCGCAGTTTTATTCCTTTGGGAACTTGTCTGATGCCAATACGATATACTTTACATTAGACAATAACGACAAAATCTATCAGGCATTAACTGAATGTCCGCAAGTATCTACTGTTTTACTTCGTAAGGCTCAGGCGTATGCTAACGGGCGTATTTCGGTCGTTAATTCGCAAGGTAATCCCATTCCAAAGGCAGACAGGATAAATAAAATCTTGCAAACTCCAAATATTATCCAATCGGATAACCAATTTAGGACACAGCTATACTTTTATATGTTGGCTTACGGCTATTGTCCCGTTATGAAGGTTCGGGCAGTGTTTGAAACGTCTAGTTTGTGGATTTTACCACCTAACTTGATAAAAATTGAATGGATAAAGTCTATACCTTTCTACAAGACCGATATTAATGATTTAATTGTATCCGTTGAGTATAAAAACGGGAATGAAACGGTAAAATTAAATAAGAGTGACTTATACTTCTTTACAGATACTACCGGATTGAATGAACAAGGGTTTTTGCCTTGTAGTCGGTTAAGCGCATTGAAATACCCGATTAATAACTTAATCAAGAACTACAAGTCCAGAGGTCGTATGATTGAAAAGCCTTACGGTATTTTAAGCAATCAGGCGAGGGATAATGCCTATGCACCGACCCTAGACGAGCAAGAAAGAGAACGGCTGTATCAGGAGTTCAATCAATACGGTGTAAGTGATGGCAAAAAGGACGTAATAATTACCGATACGGCTCTGAATTGGCAAATGATGATGTACCCAGTAGAGCAAATGCAGTTTTTGGATATGCAAGACAGCGATACGCAGGTTATTTGCGACAAATTAGGCTATCCTCACGACCTTTTAGGCAATCGGAAGGGTACAACCTTCAACAACAAGGAACAAAGCCTAGTGAGCCTCTATACAGAGCATACTATCCCTGATGCTATCAATATTGACCAACAATACGGCGAGTGTTTGGAGTTAGGGGATGTTAGGTCTGTAAAAACGACTTTCGACCATATTACAGCTTTGCAAGCCGACCAAAAGACGAGCGAAGAAGCTAAGAAGATACGGAGTGAATGGGTGTGGGCGGCGTACAATCAAGGTGGCATAAGTCTAAACAGGGCTTTATTCTTATTGGACGAGCCAGATATGGGCGTAGAGGGGAATAAATATTTTGAACCTAAAATACAACAAAATGGAAGCAGTAATTCAAGCAGTGGAAATTCGTAAGAGTAAACTTACCACTTTAACCAAACAACAAATTAAAGAAATTCAAGATAAAAAGTTAAAATCTTTGAGCGATAAAAAATTAATTAGGAAATGAGCGAGAAAAAGCATGACAGAATACTCTTAGTGTGTATAGCGTTAATCGCTGTTGCATCGTTCATTTTGTTCATCTATAATATTTGTAACCCATGAATTATTCAATACCAGATAACATAACAAGTCAAGCTGAGTTATTCAAGTACTTAAAAGCTAATAAGGCTTTAATCATATCACAAAAAAAATCTGCTATTAAACACGCTGATAGTATTGGTATATACTTAAAAGGTTTTGATAGTGAAGAAGTTGATAAAGGCTTTGAGGTGTCCTCTGATGTTCATCAGGATACAATCAGGGCTAAAGTAGTGATTAATTCTACTAAGATAATGGATAGCCATGATGATGTTCATTTTGACGGATTATGGAAGAAGTCATTAGGTGAAACTAAAAACATTTACCACTTACAAGAACATTCGATGAAATTCGATAAGGTAATAAGTGATGAAGTAAAAGCCTATACAAAATCTTTGAGTTGGAAATCATTAGGATTCGATTACGAAGGGAATACACAAGCACTTGTATTTGAATCTACCATATCGAAAGACCGCAATCCATTTATGTACGACCAATATTTAAAAGGGTATGTAAAAAATCATTCAGTAGGTATGCAATATGTCAAAATAGATATGGCTGTAAATTCAGAAGAAAAATATTATGTAGAAGAAAAAGCTGTATGGGATAAATACTACAATGACATAGTTAACAAAGATGTTGCAGATGAAAAAGGGTACTTCTTTGCGGTTACAGAAGCAAAAGCAATCGAAGGGAGTGCAGTATTACGAGGCAGCAACATCGCTACACCAACAATTTCAATTACCGAAGCCGGCAAGTCCACTTCGACAATTATAGAGCCGTCAAATGACACTCAAAAGGGGGGAACTCCAAAAAGCTATTTAGATATAGCGAAAACAATTTTAACAACATTAAATAATTAAAAAAATGAAGAAATTAGAATTAGGTGCTTTGAAAACGGATAATACACCGTTTAGTGCCGAAGAAATCAAAATTAATAACGACTTCGTAGATTTTGCACAGACCGCAATAAAAGAAGCTACCGTTGGGATGCTTACGAAAGAAGAAGCCGAAGCCGCTATTAAATCAGCCGTTGAAGCAACGGAAGAAAAAATGAAGCCTCAAATTGATAAGTTATATAATGGCTTATTAAAGACAGGGCTTCAATTAGAAGAAATGAAATTGACTGCATCTGTAACAAATGCAGAATATGACATTGAAAAGCAATTGTTTGAGCAAAAAGAGCAAATACAATCTGTAATAAAGAGTAGCGGGCAACATCACATGACATTAAAAACAAATTACACACGTTCAAGCGTAACAAGCAACCCAATGGGAACTATGTTGCCGGAATATGGTTTGATTGGTGCGCCTAAATTGACTATTTACGGTTCATTGCCACATATCCCTATTGGGCCTGAATCAAATGGCGTAGTTCGATACATTGACCAGACAACCGGAACAAGAAATGCCGCATTCACTTCGGAAGGTAGTGCATTGCCGGAATCAGCAGTTGCATGGACAGGTTATACCTTAGACTTGCAAAAAGTTGGTACTACATTGCCTATAACAGAGGAATCATTACGATTTACTTCTCGTTTAGCCGCAGAGGTTGAGTTGTTCTTACAAACTGATGTTGCTTGTGCTATTGATGGTGAATTAGCAACAGGTTCGGGTTCAGCTCCTCATATTTGGGGGGTGTATACCAAGTCAACAGCATACACAGCCGCAGCCGCTAATATTCCTGACGCTTCTATTTATGATTTGATTGTAAAAATGAGTGAGGACATCACAGGTAACACTACCTATGGTGGTAAGTATATGCCAAATGTAGCCTACATGAACATAAGCGACATCAATAAAATGACTTTGAAAAAGGATGCAAACTACAATTACATTTTACCTCCTTTCGTAACAAGAGACGGTAAAGTAGTTGCTGGCATCACAATCATAGAAAGTCCATTTATCACAGCAAATACAATGTGTTTAGGTGATAACCGTAGAGCAGTAATTTATGAAGACGGTGGTTACGAGTTGGCTTATGGTTATAACTTGACTGGCGACTTTGCAAAAGATATTCTTACAATGAAGGCAAAGAAATTCTTAGCCTTATTGATTAAGAGTGTAGATGCAACAGGATGGAGAAAGTCAAGCGACATTACAGCAGACATCAACACAATTTCAGGAGTAGCATAAATTTAAAACAATGGAAACGAATATAAATAGGTTAGTCATCTTTCAGGCGAATAATGGATTTAGAACTCAAAAGAACTACAAAGAGGCATCTAAAATGGTTGCTGATGGATTAGGATTCATAGAGGGCGAAGATTTAGTAATAAAAGATTTTACAATCGACACACCGAAAGAAGCACCTAAAGTAAAAAAGTCCGTTGTGAAACAAAAAAACAAAAAAGTAAAAAAATGAAACGAATAATTTTTGCCTTTCTCGCTGTATTTGCGTTGACAGCTTGTAATAATAAGGCTAACGCTCAAATAACGTTGTATAAAAGTACAGGCCCTATATCGGGTATTACAACCCAAACAAGCGACACGTTAGATAATGCCGAAACTACTTATTTCTCCACTCGAACAGGGGATTTGAATAAGTACACTACCGCTAACTATACAGCGTATTTCATGTTGAATACCAACTCTGGTACTACCGCAGGAACAATCATACAAGAAGGTTCTAACGATGGTATTACATGGTTTCCTATAAGTGGCGCAATGGCATTGGGTACTGATGGCTATAATTGTGATTCTTTGACATTAGCATCATCTTATACTACAAGCATGAAAACTATGACTACCGTATCAGGTGCTGTTAAATATGTAAATGGTGCAACTAGGGGCAATTGTGCTTCGAGAGTACTTTATTACAGATTGAAAGTCGTAGGTTCAGGTACACAAGCAACTAGGATTTATTCCATTAAACTTTTACCGTTCACTAAGTAATGATAACATTAACCTCCCACTTTACAGGGATAATAAATATTGCTAATACTTCATCTTCCTATGCGGAGGGTGAGGCGTTAGCAGGGTTTATTACCAAGTACGAGCCAATATTCTTAAAGGAAATACTAGGCTACACCTTATATAATTTATTCATCACAAACATAGATGATGTGAGTGGTGAGTATTACGATTTATTGAATGGTGCAGCTTATACAGACGCTAACAATGTGGCTACTTATTGGGATGGTTTAAATGGTGTAGGGTTAAATCCAATAGCCAATTTCATTTTTTATATGTATCAAAACGATTTGAGTTACCAAAATACCTCAATGGGTGTGATGCAAGTAAAAGGAGAAAATATGGTTAATGCTAATCCTAACCCGATGATGGTCAAGGCTTGGAATGAAATGGTAAAAATGTGTTGGAAGATGCATGATTTTTTAACGATTAACGAGGCTGATTACCCTGATTATATCGGGTTAACTTATGCACCGTTTAATAATGCAACAACCACACGCATTTACAGCCACAATTTACTAGGAGATACATTCAGAACGGAATACGACAATAATAAATACTTTCAGTACAAAGCAAGGTTTACAATATAAAGATTTACAATTT